CACCAGGGTTTCAGACCCAGGTGAACTCACGATACGTATGGACGTACGCTTGTCTTCTTCTCCACACAGTGTTCCTCGGTACATCGTACCGATTTCCTGTGTCTACGTCAGCAAGTAACTTGGTGTAAAGATGTGCATGAAAGTCGTATCCGTTCCTTTTACAAGGAACGGGCGTCCAGCATGCAAATCGCCACCCTTCCCAACCGTTGCCGGCCCTCGCGGGCCTGCATAAGTCGAAAGGGGCGTGTAGTACACCTGTCACCCCGCGAGAGCCGTAGAGACGGCCTCGTCGAGGTATCTGCGAGATTGTCCACTCCCATAATCCTTTCCAGCGGCTATCTGCGAAGTCAGTTTCCTGACAAGCATATGCTACTAGTTGGTTAGCGAGAGTGTAGATATCGAAGACCTCACGTAGGGCCCTTCTCTGAAAGAAGGGTCGGACGTTTACCCCGCACCAGAAGTCTTGGCCACAGGACTCATAGAACACACCATCCAAATAGGTTTTATCGACGTTGGTCGAGAATCCCATGTAGGAGAGTAGCTCGATGAGTACTTTAGCTGCGGCTTTTGGCACGATGATGTCATCACCGTAGACCTGGATTTCCGACACGTCACCGGCCACCGAATAAACGGCGGCATAGGCAAACGCGTAAAAAATCAGGGTCTCGAGGGGAAACGTATACCCATTGCCCATAGAAGACATCTTTTGGAGAGGTATTTCTACCCCTTTGTATGATGTCACGGGACTGCGTAGCTTAAATAGAACATCTGCCCATTCATCAGGTAGTAAAGCAAGTACTAAAATCTTGCTACAACTATCTGATGCGCGAGAGATGTCTATCGTCGCTAGGCCGTCCCGTTGGGCACGCTGAGCCGAACGCTGATTTCTGGTTTGATCTTTAAGATCTATACCAAATTTCAACAGACGGTTACTAATCGTTTGGCCGACGCCGAGCTGGGTGAAAATATTCCACCTAGGCTCGACGCCGATTGAGCGATCAATCTTAGCGTTTTTGGGAACGAAGGCAAGCCTGTTTCCTCGCACAAGCTCAGCTTGTGAGAAGAAGTCCTCCCTGAAATCCTCAGCAAACAAATCTGAGGCCATAGGGAGAACCCAGGGCGTGCATGAACCGGAAGTCGCGAACTTATTGTACGTAGAGCATGAAGCTCCTCGCGTGGATAAATCCGAACCCGGACCGAACCGACAGTTGTTCTTAATTGCATCGTAACTAACGGGTCCTAAGATCTCAGCAACTTTACGCCGAGCATACTCAAAAAGAGTACCGACGCGTGGGGGATAGGGGGTTTCCCCCCCGAGCCAAGATCCCATGAACTCGTTTGTGACACGACAACTCTCTTCACTTTCAAGCCACTTTTCAAAGGCGGCTTTTTCTCTGTTAACTCCGAGATTAAAATCGGGGTATTTGGAGAAGAAAGAGAGGAGGAGGTAATCATCGGCAAAAGCAGCAGCACTAACATAATCATTAGGGTTAATACATAGGTCCAAAAGACCCTTGTAATCACCTTTGGTGACGAGTTCAGTACAATGCTTAGACAGATGACTGTCGACAATAGAACACATCCTAAGATAGAAAGATTGTAGGATATCATTATTCACTTTCGTGCTTGGTGTTATCATTCAACCCCCCCCAGACTGGCAATGATATACGGGTCGTCCCAATGGACTAAATTCGTGTCATGCCAAAATGGGGCGCTCTTAGGTATCGCTGGACCGCCACCAATTTGCTCGGTGACGATGGCGATGCTGTCACGTGCCACACGGCTAGACTCAAAGGACAGGTAGCCGACCGATTCTCGTGGGAAACCGTTAAAAAGGTTCCTGCGAAAATAGATCGTATACATGAACCTGAAGTTCCGTCGTATTGTGGCATTGGCTGGTAAAAACTCTTCGAAGTAATCACGTGTCCTGCAGAAGATCTCGCGGATCTGCGCAAAATTCGTTGATCCTCCGATTGCAACACGACAGCTTCTTGAAAAATGGCTATGGCAGTGACTTCTGTCACCGACCTTACCACCGTTCATAAGTGTGTACTGCATGTGGAGGCAAAACGTTGTCTTGCCGATACCACGCTCCTGCATTGCTTTCTTGAAGAAAGCCAATTCTGAAAAAAGGGACATGAAAATACTCCTAGTTAATTACCACACGGGTTCGAGATTCCACACAGCGTTTTGCATCACGGCGTCCGCATTGAGATTCTTGCTGAAAGCAAGAAGATCTTTACGTTCCGCCAGAGATGAGCGCGCTGGAAGCGAGAACTGTTCTCGCGAAAACAGATTGTAAGCAACCTTGGGCTTCGGTGTATAACCACCGTCGCTCCCAGAAATTACTTCCAATACTGGGGTCGTAATACGACGATCAACATCGACTTTCGTCGGTGTTTCGCGTACGCTCAACGAGATGGTTTTCGCAGCAATGCCGATACCAGAAGTCTCACGACTTTTGTTTTCAGCAACTGTCGAACCATCTTTAAGAGCTTTGACACCATTCGCATAGAACGTTACGTTTACGGGAGACGCTTCGCCATTGGCGAGCGTTATGTTGCCTTGGGCAGCCATAGTTTGGATTTCTCCGGAGAATGACCTTTGAGGGTCGTGGATGAAGAACGTTACTTGAACAAGACACGAAGAAGCGAATACGCAGTTGTGTATCGGGACACAGGGTCGCCGCCAACAGGATTTTTAAACGAGGGAAAGCCTACATCTGGATAAGAAGTAAGCTTTACTCGAGTATATCTCCGATTGAACGTTGATCCGTGCCCACGATACCACGTACCGCCGTATGCGCTCGGGATGAACTTGTTTCGGTCTTCGAAGTACAGCAGTTTGGAAGAATCGCTTCTCCACCCATCGACAAACGTAAATCCTGCAAACGCGTTAAGCGCTTCCAGGTAGTTGCCGACGGGTAAGAACCAATCAACCACAAAGCTGTAAGGTAGGAGCTCCCACGCAAGTAACGCGGGGTTGTCTATGCCCGTTTGTGACAGGGCCGCACGGTCCTCGCTATTGAGGCTATGCCGGACACATAACTTAGTTACTGTTTCCTCCCGCAGAGTGGTGTTCACGTATAAGCTTTGAGTTTTTGACTCTTGCTTAGCGCGCGCACGCCCTCTCGCTTGGTGGACCCAGCGATCTTTGCTGAAGTGATCCGCTAGCAAATCTGTAGCGCCGTGAATGTCTTGTAACAAAGGCTTCCATCCGTATTGGTATTCCAACCAATACATAGATAGACGTTTGTCTATCGGTACTCGCTCCAAACTACGCCGGAACCTGTCGGTTCCAGCATCGTAAGTAGTTTTCAGATAGTGCCAATCCGCGTGCTTAATTGCACGAGCCAGAGCGACAACACGTTTGCAGTTTTCCGTTATTAAGTTCATCGTTTGACGTCTTTCACCCATTGCTTGGGCGAGATTCATCTTCAATGAATTCGTATTGGCTGCAAGTCGTGATCGTGCCTTGGTATAAGCATTAGACAAATGCTGTACCGAGGGGGACGGCAGTAGGAAGACGATCGAACTCCAAGTACCTGTCCATCTATAGGTTATTGACCCATAAGTGGTAACAGTGTCCTCGACGTAAGACGTGCCTTTTCTACTGTAGTATAGAACCTCATGGTCGTTTACCGGCAATTTCTTTCGCTGTCGGTTTGTCATTGACTTGTAACCCGGTGTTACTGTTCCCGTCCACTCACGAATGTCATACCATGGAGATGGTAGGACTTCGTAGGTCGGCGGAGAGTAATTCGTAATTACAGTCTTTGTTAAACCTATGCGTGTGATTTCAACCGGCGGACGTGCCATAGAGAATTCTCCCAGAAGGGGGTCTAAC